CGGGCGGGGTGCCTTGCAGAAACGCACTTGCGAAACTGTTGTTTTCACAAACGCCACCGCGCGAGCCCCGCACCTCGGGCAACGCAGATACCGCTGCCGTTCGTCACCGCATGGACGGCTGGAACGGCACCGGAGTTTTTCGCCGCAGGTGCAGCGTGCCTCAGACACGGCGAAGCCTCAGAGCCCACGCAGCAGCTGCGTCACGGACCAGCGAACGCATGGCCTTCTTCACTTCGGGTTCGGCATCCGCATCTGCCTCGACTGCTGCGGCCTGCGATGCCAGCCACGCCTCGTACGAGCGTTGGGCCACAACCGCAGACGTGGCGCTGCCGTAGGCCGGCACGTTCACGGGGCCGACTTCGTACAAGCCCGAAGCCTCCACCACCTCGCGGATCGCCTTGCCAGTTTCGTCGGTTGTGAACCGCTCGCCCTTCTGGCTCACGGTGAACGCGAAAGAGCTGCCGCGCAGATTCCGAGAACGCACCAGGGCCAGCACGTCACGGCCCGCCGAGGTATCCGGCGGCTCCACGACATACGAAATGCCACGATCGTCGGCGATGATCTCGAGCGTGCCAGCCGATTCCCGGCCCAGCAGCATGTCGCTGTTGTGGTTGTAGTAGCTCAGGATCTCGCCCTTGCCCCGCTGGCGGTTCAGCACCTTATCAAAGGCACCTGGCAGGATTCGCTCCCGAAAGCCACCGAGGTCAAGGGATAGCCGGTTGTAGGGCACCGCAAGCCCCCGGATCGCTTCGCGCCCGCTGGAGCGTGTTTCGATCTGCAGCTCGCACTCGGGTGCCTCGTCTACCGTCAGGCAGCGGCGTTCAATTTCCATCGGTCTGGTCCTCCTGTTCGGCCTGGTCCTCGGCTGCATCAGCCGGGCTGTCTTCTACTTCGGCGGGCGGCTCAGGCATCGGCTCCGGTGCCGGCGGCTGCTGGCCCATCTGATCCAGCGTTGTCATGTTCAGCTGCACGAAGTGCTTGTCACCTTCCGGCCCGATCGGGTTCAGGTTCTCGAGCTCGCGGATCTCGTTAATGGTCATCCAACCATTCTGAAGGGCCGACACGTAGTAGGCCGACCGGCTCGCGTGGTCGCCACGCAGCAGGCCGCTCACCGAGTGTTCCGCGAAGAACCGCTCATCGTCCACGATCAGATCGCGGCTGATGGCTGCTTCCCATCGCTTCAGATGCGGCAGCAGGCAGTGCTGCACAAACTCCGTGCCCTGAACTTCGATGTTGCTGTACGTGCTGCGGGTCAGGTCTTGGATCATGTGTGGCGGCACACGAAACGCCCGGCAGATTTCAATGACCTGGTACTGCCGCGTCTCTAAGAACTGGGCAGCCTCGTTTGAGCCGCTGAGCTCGTGAGCCTTCACGCCGTTCGGGAGGACAGCCGTTCGGAATGCCCGATCCGCGCCCCGGTGCATCCGCTCCCACTGCTCACGCAGCCGCTCGGCAGCCTCCACAGGGATCGGGTTCTCTGACTCCAGCACGATGCCGGGGCGGGCACCGTTGCCGAAGTAGGTGCTGCCGTGGGCCTCCAGCGCCTGGGCCAAGCCGATGGCGTTCTGGAAAATTTTGTAGGTCGGGATCGCCTTGATGCCGTCTTCCGTGGTGAACCGCAGGGCAAAGATCTGCTCCTGCGGATAGATCGTCTCCCGCCCGCTCGGCTCGCGGTAGCGATACCGCAGGGTGCCGTCAGAGAGCCGATCGACTTCCATGCGGGAACTGTGCAGGGGCCACAGCTCCGACACCGCACCTCGAGCACCTGGGCGGATCTCGGCGTAGCTCGCACCGTAGTGCAGATACATGCCCGTCATCCAATCGCGGAACTCTTGGGCCGTCTGCCACGGGTTGGGCTGCTGGTGCAGGAGCCGGTACACCGGGTGCTGCGTCGCCTTCTGTTTGCCGCCGTTCACCATTCGCTCGTAGACGTGGAGCGGCAGGGCTGATACTGCATCCGATATGACGCGAATGCAGGCCGTGTAGGCAGAGCACGCCATCGAGTTGTCGGCGTTGACGCGGATGCCCGAAGGCGTGCGGCTAGACGAAACCTCGGGCCAGTCGATGCCACGCAGATCGAACATCTTGAAATCGGCGGCGGCGTGTTCGCTCATATACTCAGGATGTCCCAAGATTGTTCAGGTGCCGGTGCCGTGGCCGTCTGCCACAAGCCGATCGCCATGACTAGCGACACGATGCCGTCGATGCGTTCTGTGCTGCGTGCCTTGCTGGGCTTGATGTTGCCTGCCGCCGAGTCAGTCTGAATCGCCACGTTAGACGCCTGCCAAGCGAGCACAGGATGCCCGCCGTGCCGTAGCTTGCCGGCCACCACCCAGTTCTCGAGCTGCTTGCTCGGGCCGCTGAGTGAGCCGTAGCCCTGCCGAAAGTTTGTCATGGCTAGGCCATCGCCTTGCAGTTGCTGGCCGAGTTGCGCACTGTTCCACGGGTCTAGGCCGATGCCACGGATTCGGTACTTTAAAGCCAGGGCGTTGATGTCACGCCGCACGTGCTCGAAGTCCGTGACGTTGCCTTCGGTCATGTTTAGGAAGTGCTGCCGCTGCCACGTGAGATACGGCACCTTGTCGCGCCGCTCGCGCTGGTGGGCGTTGTCGCTTGGAATCCAAAAGTGGGGCTCAACCCAGAAGGTGCCATCGTCCAGCGGGAAGATCAGCACAAACGCAGTGGTGTCGAACGTCGTGGCTAAGTCGAGCCCGGCCCAGCACTCACGCCCGGCGAGATCCACGGGGCAGGGCTCGTTACCCTGCGCCCAATGATCCATCCGCAGCCAGCGTGTGCTTTGCTCCGTCCACTGGTTTAAAAAGAGTTGGCGGAAAACATTTTCGTACGTCGGCATCTCTACCGCACGGGCGCACTCGCTCCGCAGGAAGTCCATCTTCACCGACACGCCAAGGTTTGGGTTTGCTTTCTGCCACGTTTTTTCAGACTTCCAGTCGGCCTTGATGTCGGCAGCGTAGATCGCAGGCAGGAAAGTCTCGTCCGTGATCGCTCCGCTCTGCACGGCGAGTGCGTACTGCCATAACTCCCAGCACACGGATTTTCGGTCGTAGCCTGCAGTGGTAAGCGCGACGGTGAGCGGCTGCCGCCGCGCCCCTTGGCTCGACAGCATCACCTCCCACATCTCACGGTTGCTCACGTGGAGCTCGTCAAAGATCACGCCGTGAGCGGATAGGCCATGTTGAATACCGGCCTCTGCACTCAACGCCTTGTACGTGGCATGCGTTGACTCCCGCACGATGGCATTGCGGTAGACCTTCAAGTGCTTCCGCAGCACCGGCGACTGCTCGACATAGACGCGCGCCATGTCGAACACCAGGCGTGCCTGGTCCCGCGAGGCGGCGCAGGAATAGACCTCGCATCCTGGCTCGTCTTCCATGAGCAGCTTCAATGCGATGCCAGCGCACAGACTGCTCTTGCCGTTCTTGCGAGGGATCGCCAGCAGGCTTGTCCGCACAGTACGCTTGCCGCCGGAAGTGCCAAACAATTTTCGCACGTAGTCCTGCTGCCACGGCTCCAGCAGGAACGGCTTGCCGCCGAGCTCGCCCTTTGCGTGCGTCAGGTAGTTGTGGAAGAACTCGACCGCGAAGCAGCTGCTGCAGTTGCCGCAGGGCTTAGCCAGCGAACACGCGAGCGTCCCGGTCGTCCGTTTCCTGCTTTGGCTCTTCGACATGCAGCGATGTCCTGGCTGACGGGTTCAGCCCGAAGTCTTGCTCGAGCTGCCGCATCTGCACGGCGAGCTTGTGGGCAATCGAAACCTCAGGCCGCTGGGCGACGTACTTCACATCGCCCTTGTCGTTCAGGATCGGGTACGTGTCGCCGTCTGCCTTTAGTTTCGCCCGCACTGCAAGCCACCATTCGTACGTGTCGCAATACCTGGCGAGGGCTTCAACGTCTGCCTGCGTCATCACCTTCACGGCCTGGAGCATCGGAAGAAGCTCAGCCCAGCGGGCGGCGGCCACGTGCCCGAGGTACGCCGGCATAGTAATGCCATTGGCCGGCGGTGCGGGCTCGTTGCGGTTTAGAGGGCGGCACCCTGGATTGCCGCGCAAGACCTTGAGTTGCGTTGGCGTCGGCCTCGGGCCACGTTTTCCCATCGCTTTACCGATCCTTCCAAGTCAAGCCGCAACTGCCCCCAGCTGCGGGCTCGCTTTTTATTGTTGCATTTACGGCACAGGCACTGCGAGTTAGGGAAGACATTACCGGGTGTGCCTTCCTCAGTAAGCGGCACGATATGGTCGTGCTCTGCGTTGCGAGGGTCTGGCCGGCGGGTCTTTGTGTCGATGATGTATTCACGATTGCAGTCAATGCGGCACATCTGGCATGCCCAGCCGTCTCGCTCAAGCACCGCACGGCGGGTGCATTGCTCGTCAAACGGCACACCCAAGAGCTTGCATTTTTTCCGCAGCGAAGTTCGCAAAGCACCTGCAGAAGCTGAAGCCAGGTGCTTCTTGCTCCAGTTTTTTTGCGGCCTGTCTGATCCCCATCGGTGGTCCCATGCGCATTCACGGCAGCAGTATTTTCGACCGTCTTGCCCTAGTGCTGTTTTGCGTGGCCCCTGTGCTTCTCGTTCAATCTTTTTGCCGCATGCCGGATTTTGGCAGAAGCAATCTGGGAGCCGCATGTGCTCTGTCCTGCATTGCCAGGAGCAACAACGGCGGCCCTTTGCGTGCTCGGATGGCGTCATCGTAAATTCCCTTCCGCATCTTGTATTTGCGCACACGGCTTGAAAACGAGTTCTTTTTGATGCCGTTCGGCATGCAGCAGAGCATGTTTTTTGCTGCTTGCGGTTAGTGCAGAACGAACGCCCGCAATGCTCACAAGTTTTTGCGTGTCGCTGTTTTTTACTGGCTGCTGGTGACATTTCCGCAGCATGCGGGTGGTGTCAAACAGCGGGCCTACCCCCTTGCGATTACTTGCGTAAATGAACGGAGCACAGGCGACCGGGGTTTTTATTGTTCAAACCTGGGGTGATTTGACCCACCCTGCCGTCGCGGCGTCGCCGGCTCCGGCCGGTCGGCTGGCTGCGTTTCGGCTCGCGCGGCACGGCAATTTTGCTCGGCTCGCGTCTTTTTTCCGTGGCAGCGCACGCACAGGCACTGCCCATTTGCCACGTCGTATCTCGCACCACCTTCGCTCACTGGCACGACGTGGTCTGCGTGTGCTTCTCTCTTGTCGCCGCACACGCGACCACAGGAGGAGCATGCCCAGGCGGCCCGTGTTAATACAGCCAGCCTCCAGGCCCTGTGTGCCTTGTCCGTGTACCCACGCTGGTATGCGTTGCCTCTCGTGCTCTCGTCCCTGCGTCGGCTGTGCAACGCAAGGCGAGGCGGCCGATAGGCGGGCATGCGTTGTGGCATAGGGGGGGCGTCTACGCTGCTGGCACGCCGGGGGGGCGTCAGCTCTTGAACATCACGAACCCAGTCGTGCCCGTGCTGTTTGTGGTCGCCGACACGATCTTCAGGTACTCAGTGCCGAACACTTCATCGGGCAGGCTATACGCCCGGCCTTCCGTGCTCGAGGGGGCGAGCGTCAGGTCAGCCACGCTGCCATCAGCCTTGTAAAGGCGGCGGAAGGTGCCCGTAGGCGTCGGCCCCGCCCACATCTGCAGCGTGGCGGCGTTGGTGCTGATCGTGCCAATGGAGAGCACAGCCCCAGCCACGTCACGCATATCGAGCGTGGTGGCCAGGCTCGTGGCCGTGTGCAGTGTGATGTCGAGATCGCGGCACTTACGAAAGAGAATGGCGTCGGGCATGCGTGGTCTCCTGTGCTTCTAGGCTAGGCAGGGTGGCCGCAATCCTTGCAGTGCGGCGCGGCCGTCTCTCGCCGCAGTAGCGCACTTCAGCCAGCGTCCAGCCAGTCGGCCAGTTCCAACGCCGTAGGGTGCTGGATGGTGCGATCGCCCATGAAGAACTTCCACACGTCATTAGGGAAGTGGCCGGGGAACCATTCGGCAATCGACGGCTCCACCTTCCGATACAGTTCGAGGTCGCCAACGCGAATAGCCCACGGGCCATTGCACAGCCAGTCGGCCATGCGTTCCTCGGTGGCATCGGCCTCGGTGGCGATGACGGCATCGTAGACGGGATCGTCGGTCGGCCCGATGTGCAGGCGTTGGCTCACAGTTCTCTCCCTTCGCTCAAGAGCGTCGTTGCCGGTCAACAAGCGGCCACGAAATCCATGTCGTGTTTCCATCGTTGTCCTTGTACCCGCGCCCGCCCTGACTGTCGGTGTCGAAGTATCGCCATTCGCGGCCACTGACGCGGCATACGCCGCCGTTCCATTCGTAGGCATCATGCCACCAACACGCCGCCATTGTCAGGATGGCAAGCACGGCAAGGGCTATCATCCGTCCCTCTCTGATTTCTGTTGCGTCAGTGCAACAGTTCAGTCAACTCGGCGGCGACCATCCGCCGCACCGCCTCAAGCTCGGCCTGGGCCTGGGCACCGATCTCGCCATACTTGATCCGGCTGCGACAGTGCTGGTCGATCCGCTCTAGGTCGATGAGCGCGTCCCGGCCCGCTAAGGCGTAGCGATGCTCGCGGGCGTCATCCGGGTCGCTCATGTCGAATCGAAGCGTGGCGATCATGGCTCAGATTCTACCCGTGCGGCCCAGCCGCGCAATGCCATTCCGTCGCTACTCTGGTGCAAGAGCGTCGTGAACTACCGAGCATTTCTCGGCAGTTCCCAACATAAGGTGAAGAGCGTCTTTCGCAATTCGCGAATTCCGAAAGACCGTCTCTAAGGGAGGAGCGCACCTAGCGAGGCAACGGCGGCCACACGCCTTGATACGTCGCCTCGTCAATCTCTTCGACGCTGCCAGAGGACAGCAATTCCGGCAGCACCGCCGCTACCTGCGGCCATTCGCACCACGACACATCGGCGGCAAACAGCATTCGCCCCTGACCGTCTCGCACGCCCGTTGCGGCTGGCTCAATGCACGTTTGCGTATCGGAATTTGGATGCCCAAAAGCTGCGTCCAGATTGGAGCGCACTGCTTCGTATACAGCAAGGGAACTGCGGAAGTATCGTTGCATCATGTGACGGATACGCCCCAGCGGTTTCCGAGATATTTGGTAATTGCAGCCCGCTCTGTGGCATTTACGGCGCGAGTGTAGATCAGAACTTCCATAATCTTACCGAGCCAAAACAAGGCGGGCGTCGTTTGGCCTTGCACAAGGCTGCCAAAATACATTGTCGTGGACGTGTATGAGGTGATCGCCGCCTGCTGATCCACCTGCGGGCCGTTCTGATACAGCGTGCCGTTTGTGCCGTCAGCGGTAATCCCGAACACAGTCTTCCCGATAGGCTGTGCGGTGTTGCGGGCAACTGTCTCAACTTCCATTCCACCAGAGGCGGCGCGCGACATGGCTTCGTATGCTGCTCGCTGCCCGCCGGTGCGTGCGCCAGAATTGGCAATGAGCAAAAACCCGCCGCCGCTGTCAAACGTGTTGCTTACGCCCGCCGCATGCAGTGCCATTGGCGCGCGATCATTCGTAGCACTTGTAATCTCGCTATCCAGCGCAATAAACACAGACAGCGGCGACATAGCAATCGCGCCTAGCCCGGTCGCGAAAAGCACATCGTTTGATCCGTCGAACGATACAGCCGAGCGGCCGTTGTAATAGTTTGCCGTGAGCGCCGGTCGATTCGCTGCCGTTCCTTGCGTCAGATTGCGAGTCGCTCCCGCCTTGCTGCGCCACTCCGACACGGCACCGCTAACCGTTGTCATGGTGCTGGAGTCGGCAGCGTCGAACCACGCTTCCAGATTGGCGACGTTCTTGGGATTAAACCCGCTCACTCTCGGGCGTAACAGCCTGGGGCTCATTGCCATGGAATGACGCTCTTGTAGGTGATGTAGGGTCAGTTCGCCGTGTCGGTCTCGGGCATGTGGGCCGCCGCCGATCGTCCTGGCTGCATGGCGTACAGCAGCCTGG